GAACGTTGAGTCGATCCGCAAGATGATGACTGCGAATGGTGTGCAGTATACGGAGAGTGACGATCTAAGGCAGCTTGACGATTCGTATACTCTAGCGATTTGCTGCACGCGCTTCTTTCCTCCAGACGCGTTCCCCAAGAACTGTAAGGTCATATATGGTCCGCAGTTCTTCGTGTTTCCAGATGATCCTACCCATCCAATTCACAAGCACTCCTATGAGCCCGGGCGGTTTTTCTATAACTCACTGAGTCCGTGGGTAAAGACGATCCATGAGCAGCTTGCGCCCAGCATTGGACTCAAGTTTATCGCATGTCCGTTTGGTGTAGATGTAGATTCAATCCGAACGGTTCCTCCTCCGAGTCAGCGCTCTAAGGTCATGATCTATTTGAAGCATAGGCATCCAGATATAGGAAACAGGGTACTTGGTTTCTTGCAGTCGAAGAACACCGAGTATCACTTGATTCAATACGGATCCTACAAGGATACAGAGTTCAAGAACAAGCTTCAGAACACCAAGTTTGTGATTTGGATTGGCAGCCACGAGTCGCAAGGATTCGCGTTTCAAGAGACGTTGGCATCAAACGTACCAATCCTTCTGTGGGACGTGAGATCGATGCACGATGAGTATTCAAATGGTTATCCGTATAGTGGGTATGGACAGCCATTGCTGGCGACAACTGCAAATGTTTGGTCCCCCGAATGCGGAATCAAGATCTTCGAAGAGAATGAGCTTGAGTCGGCGTTCAACGAGATGAACTCCAATATCGATACGTTCAGTCCGAGAAAAGTAATCGGCGAAACCGTCCCTCTTAAGGTCGCGTATCAGAATATGTTAAATCAAGTTGAGTATATATAAATGCTTGACAATATGAGAGTTGTTGTCGTGACCCCCGCCGGAAGAAAGCGGTATCTTGCGGTTCTGTTTAAGTACATCGAAAAGCTAAGACCAGTTATCGATGAATATCGGTTGTGGGTAAATACTACAAAGCAAGAGGACATATCTTTCATGCAGGAGTATCAGCAGGCTCATAGTGACTTTGTCACCCTAGAATATTTGCCTACAAATGTCAATGTTGATGGTATCAAGTCTATTAGACATTTCTTTCTGAATTGTGTTGATGAGAATACAATCTACGTTAGGTTTGATGACGATATTGCCTTCATCGATAATGTAGAAAAGTTCAAGACATTTTTACAGTTCAGAAAGAACAATCCTCAGTATTTTCTAGTATATGCAAATATAATCAATAATGCTATATGTGGGCATATCCAGCAGCGTGCAGGAGCAATTGATTTATCTATGGGAAAGGTAACATACGACTGTCTTGATAAACTTGGTTGGGAGACTGGAAGCTTTACAAAACATCTGCATGAAACTGTATTATCAGCATTGTCGACTCCTAACGGAATAGACAAGTTTAGACTTACGAACTGGCTGTTTTGGGATCATGAACGGGTAAGCATCAACTCTATATCGTGGCTAGGTTCTTACTTCAAAAAGTTTGACGGTATAATCGAAGGCTACGAAGAGGAGTTCCTATCTATACACAAGCCTAAAAAAGATAACATTTTCAATATTATGTATGGAGACTTCTTATGCGTCCACTATGCATTCCATACACAGCGAGGAGCCGTTGACGGTGATCCTACCATCCTCGAAAGATATAGTATATTAAGTGAATGTCAATAGACACAGTAACTGTTCTCGTTATTGATGTTTGTCAGAATGCCTAGTGAATCGACTTGCAATGTCGTATCGAACAACCCATTGGTCTTAATGAAGTCTAGGGTAACTTGTTCTACATTCACTCCAGCTGCAAACATGGGCTGGCTGTGCAGCTGCTTGAAATACTTGTATCGCATTGCGTAGAGAAAGGTGTACTGCTGTGTACCCTGATCGCATAAACGAACAATCGCGTTGACACGTGGGTTCGTTTCATGGTCCTTGACAAGGTTGACAAAGGTATCGTTCACGAGCATGTATCGACCGGACGCTTTGATAATGAACTCAGAGTCGGATACATCGGTCACGCTCCTTAACAGCTCGGAGATGGATGCAAACTCCTTCTGACTCTTTCCAAGCCCATCCAATACGCCATGCTGAATTGTCTTCATCAATTTGAATGGAAACTGCGAAAAGGGGGGCGAGTGTTCGGAAGGTTCATATTCGCTCAAGACTCCCAATACTGGAATGCCATAAGAGAAGACGCGGTGTAGTGCGAGCATATACTCAACATAGCGCTCCCGACGAAGCGATGCGTTGGAAACGCGATCTGCGCCTGTTATAATGAAGTGCATTCTACCTATGCTATAATGGCGGCTATCGCAGTTATCGCAAAATATCGCGAAGACATGTCCTGGATCAATGAGCTGAGGTGTCCTACCATGATTTACGACAAAAGCAAAGATATACCAAACGTAGGGAGGGAAGCGGAGACCTACCTGCGGTATATCATCGAGAACTATCATTCACTACCAGATCATGTCATATTTCTTCAAGGTAAGCCATTTGATCATCTATCGGGCGGAACGATAGAGTTTTTAAACCGGTCTATCAGCCAGAGAGGTTCGGATGTACAGTTTCTAGGAACGACGTACATGGAACCCCCCGATGCATGCGGACTTCGGACAACTGCTTCATTTAAGGCTTTATTTACATCAGAACCGCCTGCTACTTTCGTATTCTCACCAGGTGCGCAGTATGTGGTTCCCAAACAGAACATTCTATGTAGACCAAAGTCCTTTTACGAGACAATAAGGAGAGTCCTGGTAGACTTTGATAAGGGTAGGTTAAACGGTTCGTTGGTATGCGCGTGGACACTAGAGAGAATGTGGATGTATATTTTTGATCCATCAATCTCACACAGAGAGTTAGATTACAGCAGCCTTCTTTAGTGCGCAGGTTAAACTCAATTTGTTCGGGGTGTTGAAGTAGAGAATCTCCTCAATCTGGGAAACAGGAAAGGAGAATTCCGTCGCCGAACCAGCCATGATATTCATGATCTTCTCATGCATGGTCGGTGTTTCGTCAATCCAATTTCCTCCACGTAGATGAGGATGGATTGAATACAGCCTGTGAATATTTGTATGCAGATCTTCTATGATATACCAGCCGCCCGGCTTTACAGACGCCCATAACGTTTCAATGCTCACGCGCTGCTGCTTGACCGTATGTCCGCCATCATCTAGGATCGCGTCAAATGTCGGGGTTCCCCATTGATTGACGACATTCCGCAGTTGATCTGCCCTGGACTGGTCTGCGATCGCATACTGAACACGAGGAACACCCTTCACAGCATCTGGAATTGCAAGATCGATGCCATAGATTGTGGCGTTTTCGAAGTAATCTTTCCATGCAAGAACCGAAGAGCCTTGATCAATCCCTATCTCTAAGAAGTTCGTCACTGTATCCTTCATAGGGTCAAATAGCCTGGAGTAAAAAGATGTATACCCGTGCCATACCTTGTTCGTGCCGTACTTGCTGGATAATTCATGAAGAGACATTTGTTATGAAACGACAAATCCTGGTAGGTTTCTACCCGCATTTGTGGTTTGTAGTTGGTTTTGTTTGAGTCCTCGGCTGCCCCGTGCTGCTACACAGCAACCTTAGTTGCTGTAGGCAAGACCGCCCATGCCGCTCATCACGCGCAGCACGTTGTAGTTTCCGGCGTAGACGCGTACCTGCGCCGTGCGACCACCGCGGACCGTGTTGACGGACACCGTGAGCTGCAGCGTCGCCTTGTCGATACGCGAGAAGTTGCAGCTGCCGCTGGGCTGGTGCTCCTCGGGCTTGAGCGCGAAGGAGTACACGTTGATGCCAATTGTCGGGGTGCGCGTGTGGTGCTGGTACGGCTGCACGAAGTTGAAGTAGCGACCCTCGCGCTCCGTGAAGCGGTCCTGTCCGTTGAGCTGCAGCTTGGCAACCTCAATCGGGTTCTTGCCCGAGCACTTGATGCCCGAGTCCAGGAGCACCTTTGCGAGCAGGTAGTTCGTCGTGTCCGCGAACAGCTCAGCCTGGTTGTTGACGTCGCCACGCGAGTCCAGCCAGCTAGAGCCGGTGAGCGACGGTCCCTGCTGGATACCCAGACCCGCGATGTACGGTCCAGAGGGACCATCCGAGGTCGTCGGGACCTGGGTGCCGGCAGCACTACCACCCAGCGAGCCGCGGGCAAGCACGTCCATGATGACACCCTCCGTCGTGAAGTCGTCGGAGAAGTTGAACGGCTGGCATCCGTTGACCTCGGCAATGAACGTGGGAGCAGGCTGCGAGCAGTCCACGAACGAGTCGCGCTGGCACACCCAGATGAGCTCCTTGACCGGGTGGTTGAAGTTAAGCTGGATCTTGTTGCTCGAGCTCGTGATCGACTCAGCACCCGTGAACTGCAGCTGCTCAATCAGGTACTCGTGGGTCTGCTGGGCGAAGCGGCGGCGCTCCTCCGTGTCCAGGTAGACGTAGTCGATGTAGAGCGACGCAGCCGTGAGCGACTGGATGCTCGTGGGCGCGGCGCCCGACTTCAGCTCCGTGTACGAGCAGTTGATCCACTGCTCGAACTCCACGTTGATGCGCACCTCGTGGTACTGGAGGGCGATGAGCGGGATAGCCAGACCAGGGTTGCGGCAGAACCAGAACTGGAGCGGGATGTACAGCGTGCGAGCCGGGGTGCCCGCGCGGGGGGCGCACGAGTTCGTCAGCTCAGCACCCGAGCAAGACTGGTCCAGGGCGTAACCCATGCTGTCCTTCATCAGGACCAGGTCGTGGCTGTTGCCTACCATCTCGTCGAGGGCACGCACCGTGCCCGCATCCTGCGTCAGCTGGGTCCAGATCTGCATCCAGTCGCCGTACTGGCGGTCGATGCGCTGACCACCAATCTCGAGCTCAACCGTCTTGATGAGACGGTGTCCCACGTAGTTGAGCCAGCGGAAGCGCCGGACAAAGTTGAAGACCGCCGTGTTCGCGGCGCTGAGGTCCACCGCCGGGAGAACCACCTGCACGTACGTGCGGTACATCAGGTCGGCGTTACGGTTGATAATAGCCGTCACGCGCTTGTTGAAGTCCGCCTGTCCGTTGAACGTCACCTCAATGGACTCCATGGCGAAGTTCGTGTGGCGCTTGAAAAGCACCTTCCAGAACGTGATCTGGGGGTTGCCGCTGATGTAGATGTCCTGCGCGCCGTACGAGACAAGCTGTAAGAGACCACCACCCATATTGCTGTTATGTTCACTGGCAAGAAAAAATAGTGGGCGCGACGACTACCCCATAAAACACGCACGACATACTGCCTCGTACGATTCTGCGCCCCCAATGATCACCTGACCTGTGTTGGGGTTCAACCTGCGACTGAAGTGTGCGTCGCCACCACATGCGCAAATGGCTGACAGCTTCGTCACCTTGTCGGCATACGGAATGACTGCAAGCACCTCTCCGAACGGTCTGCGCTGATAATCACCCGACAATCCAATGACATATACAGACTTGTGTTTCTGTTCGGCTGCAAACACAACAAAGTAGAGCAGCCCCGTGAAGAACTGGGCTTCATCAATCACAATCACGTCGCAACTCGCAAGGGTTTCGTCTGTCACAGCATTCAGGGTGTTGATTGTCATGCAAGGCAGTGAATCTCCATCGTGCGTTGTGATTTCGGGGGTGGCTCCGAACCGCGTATCACACGCCGGCTTGAGCACAAGCACGCGCTGACCTAACGCAGTGTGCTTACGGATCAAGCTTAGGGCATGGGACGTTTTGCCTGCAAACATGGGACCGAGGACCACTTCAACCGACATAGTCCTTTAGCGACGGCGACGTGTATGCGACTTTTCCCGCATCTCCTGCCTTGCCCACTTCTTGAATGACGGGTTTCCAGGATGCGACTTTTCCTTCAGTTCATGCGCAGCCCACTTGCGGAACGTCATGCGCTTGCCCTTGTGGCTCATCTCCCGTGCCTCCTGGGCAGCCCACTTCTTGAACATCATGCGGTGAGTACGACGACGTCCTCCTGCGGGCGCCCCCCTGTTCGCCCATTTGACAGCGAGATCGAAAGCGGAAGAACCCATTTCCGCGGGGGTCCTTGTCCATACATTGACCGCCCCGAGTTGTTCCTTCGAAAACCCCTTGCTTTTCCCATCACGACCGGGTAGAGGAGTCGTCTCAAATTCGTAGCGACCGCCTGGCAGCCACGTGAAGCTCGGTCCTTTCTTAAACGTCCCAAGTGGCATCCCATTTTGATGTTTGTATTCGGTAGGGCTGCCCACCTTCAAATCTGCCGGCAACACCATTTATACGCACACGTCAAAAAAAAGCAATGGACCAGGATCAGCTCACAGCCGCCGTCGTCGCGGGAATTGTCGTCCTTGGCTCATGTGTCTGCGCGATAGTGGCATTGTGTGGATGGTGTACCCGCCGCCCGGGATTGTACGACATTCAGGAAGATTCCGAGGTATAATCACTCCATCACCATGTGAGGCACAATGTGCATGGCTTCCAACTCCTGCATCCACAGCTTCATCGCGTAGGGAATGGTCTTTTGCACAAAGTCCGTCTTGTTGCCGCACGAGCCGCAGGAGTAGATGCCCTCTGCGGGATTGACCACCGCCAACGTTCCGCACGTCTTGCAGATACCCGTCAGGAACGGATCGGACACATCCATCAGACGCTCCTTCGTAAACACGGAGGCACCGTGTGAGATCATGCAATCGCGCTCCATCTCTCCAACACGCAGTCCGCCATCGCGAGCACGACCCTCGCAGGGCTGGCGAGTCAGGCTTACAATCGGACCGCGAGCCCGGGAGTGCTGCTTGTCAATCACCATGTGCTTCAACCGCTGGTAGAAGGTCGGTCCCATGAAGATCTCCGCCTGCATCATCTCCCCGGTCTGTCCATTGTACAGAATCTCGTTTCCGTAGGGGTGCATGCCCATCTCCACCATGTGCTTCTTCAGATCCTCCACCTTCATGTGGTCGTAGGGCGTGCCGTCACCCAGCGTTCCCTTGCGCACACAAATCTTGCCAAAGATGTTCTCCATCAGCTGGGCAATGGTCATGCGGGATGGAACCGCGTGAGGGTTCATAATCAAGTCAGGGCGCAGCCCAGACCCCGTGAAGGGCATGTCCTCCTCGTTCAACAGCATGCCCACTGTTCCCTTCTGTCCGTGGCGAGAGGAGAACTTGTCGCCAATCTGCGGAACACGCTCGGAGACCACACGCACCTTCACGAACGGGTACCCATCCGAGTTCTTGTCCTGCCATACGCCGTCCACGCGGCAATCCTCTCCGTTCTTGTGGGTGGTGGAGGCATCGCGGAACGCATACCCCGCAGTGTCGTGGCGCAGGTTCACGACCTTGCCAATCACCACGTCATTCTCCTTCAGCACCGAGTTCAGGATGGGGATACCCGACTCGTGGATGGCTGCATAACTCGTGGTCTTGAACTTGCGGGTCGCGTGCTTCTGAGGACGCATGAACTTCTCCTCCCTGCCACTTGTGACATTGCGGTGCTCCTCGTCCTTGTACAACGTGTAGTACAGACCACGGAACAGACCACGGTTCACAGCCGTGCGATTCATGATGATGGAATCCTCCTGATTGTAGCCACCGTAGCAGGCAATAGCCACCACCGCATTCATTCCAAAGGGCATCTCGTGCATCTTCAGAATGTTCATGGACCGCGTCTCCACCAGTGGACGGCTGATGGAGCACAGCACATACGCGTTCTTGTCCAGCCGCTTGGCAAAGTTGGTTGCGTACACGCACATGGACTGCTTGCCCATAGCCGACTGGTAGGTGTTTCGGGGCGACTGGTTGTGGTCCGACAATGGAATCGTCCCTGCCATATGCCCCACCAGCATGGACGGGTGAATCTCGTGATGAGAATGCGTCGTCACCTCCTTCTTCGTCAGGGCAATCCGCAGCGTCTCCGTCTCAGAGGCGTCAATGTACTCCATGCACGCCTTGACCCAATTGTTCCAATCACCACGGTCCGCAACTGCAGGTAACTCAGCTCCAACGCGGAACACTGGGCGTACCACACGTCCACCGTCGGTCTCAATGATAATGGTGTTCAGCAGGGTGTACCACGCAATGGACGTATGGGGGTGGAGGCGGAAGGATTGCTTGGCTGTACGCAGGGACTTGACCACGTCGTGCGGGCTCTCGGTGTACGCCGTCAGAACGCCATTCACCGTGATGGAGGTGCCTGGGTAGACAACTGCCTGTTTGATCCACGTAATTCCGGGCGTCTCCTGCAGAAAGTGGAGCACCGTGTGGCTCGGCACATGCTGCGTGACCGACGTCAGGAGGGACATGGTCTTCACGATACCAACCGAATGACCCTCGGGAGTCTCCACAGGGCACATGAACCCCCAGCTCGTGCCATGGAGCTTGCGAGGTGCCAGTAACTTGCCCGACTTTTCCACAGGTGTCTGAATACGGCGGAGGTGGGATAGAGTGGCGGCATACGACATGCGCGCCAGCACCTGCGAGACGCCCACCTTGGTGGCGTTGGACAGCGACGTGGAACTGGAGGTGCCCAGACCCTGCACCGTGAAGTTGCCGGTTGCCAGCGCCTGCTTCAACTTGCCTTCGATGGTGGACAGCTTCAGAATCTTGTACAGATTGTTGATGTTCAGAATCTCCATGGGAGCAGGCTTGCCATCCGCCGCCTTTTTCCATGAGTCATTGTTCACCTCCTGCACGAACTCGTTGCGAGTGTCATTACACACCTTCTGAAACAGCTGGCGGAACAGGTGGGTCAGCAGCGCCCCCGTGGTGACCACACGCTTGTTCGGGTAGGCATCGCGGTCATCCAGCGGAATGTGCCCACCATACGTCAGCAGGAGCCTACGAATCATGGACGCTGTCAGCAGCGCCCGACGAGCATTCAGAACGTCGGGAGTGGTTACCTCTCCTGCGAAGCGCACATGCGGCAGATACTCGGTGGTGAGCAGCTGACGAACGTAGGCGCACTTGTCCTCTTGGTTGGTTCCATACTGCAGATGTCCCGTCAGGTACTGGACCGCATCCTGCTGCGTGAAGATACCCAGCTCCGCCACATCGCGGAAAGACGCACCCAGCATCTCCACGTGAGAATCTGAATCATCACCCCAAATCAGACGGGCAACGTCGCGGTCGCATGTCACTCCGATGGCACGAAAGTACACCATGATGGGAATGTCCTCACGAAAGCGGGGCACACAGGCAACCATGGGGTATCCAAACCCGTTGAACTTGGAGGACAGGCGAATCTCCAGCTTCTTGGGTGGAGTTGTGAAGGACTCGTGCAAGGACTTCATCTCCACGGAGTAGAAGTACTTTGACGCTGTCTTCTTGTTCTGGAAGATCATGATGCGATTGTCAGCCACCTTCTCCTGGCAAAGGATGGTGCGCTCGGAGCCATGGACCACGAAATACCCGAGTGGATCGTGGCTGCACTCGCCAAGATCCGTCAGTGTCGACGGGTAATCCTTTAGCAGGCACAGCGAGGATCCCAGCATGACGGGCAGCTTGCCCAGACTGATGCCCTCGAACACGCGGAACTCCTCGTCGTACGTGTCCAGCAATGGTCCCTTGTAGGTGCGAGCCACAAAGCGCACGTCGGCGTGCATCTGTGCAGCATACGTGAAGTTGCGAACTCGGGCTTCAGATGGAAGCATCGGCTTCACGCGCCCAGTGGCTTCTTGAAGGCGGGGTTTCAGGTAGGTAACATTCTCAAAGGACAACCTGAGCTCGTACTTGTACTTCTTGAGCTTCTCGTCTTGCTCGTGCCAGACAGTGATTGGCGGTGTTGACTGGACGATTAACGGCAGCTTATTGCGAACGAAATCCTCGAAGGAATCAATCTGATGGTCAACGAGACGACGCACACCCTTCTCAAAATAGGCATTGACGGCTTCCCACTCCATACTATGTGCCCTCGGTTCGCTGTAAACGAAATCATCCGTTTTTAAGTAAAGGCGGTATGGATGTCGGCGAGGTCAAGAACGTCGTCGTGAAGTCCTCTAAATTCACCACATCCACACCCGAAATTAAGAAGAGTCGCCGTGTGCTTCCCAAATCGAAACCCACGTTACGTAGGGCTACTGCGCACAAGACGTACCCTATGGGCGCATTCAAGGGAACGCGACAGACGCGCCGAGCCAATATTGAACCCACGAGCAACCCCAGCAAGAGTCCGCCGATGAAGCGTAAGTCCACACTTCGCGTCTTGACTCCTATTGGGCAGCAGAAGAGGGAACAGCGGGCGGAACAGGAAGGAAGTGCACTCTCCGTAGCCAGAATGCGCGCCGAGCTCGCCAAGGCTGGGCATGGTCCCAGCGACAGAGCTCCAGACCACCTTGTCAGACACATTTGGAACGCTGCGAACCTTGGTGGTTTTTTGAAGTGAGACTCCATAAAGCATGCGCGTGCTTATGCTAGTCATATCGAGCCCAGGGTCTGTCTATGACGAACTCCGGGGAGTATGGAGAACGTACATGCACACACATCCGAACATAGATGCGTTCTTCATAGAGTTTCATCCGGTAACTGGACCATGGCTTGATGGTGACATTCTACGTCTTCCCGGAAAGGAGATGTTCTCTACAATACGTCACAAAACACTAGAGAGCATTGAGTACTTCCTCGGGAACCCTGCATATACTCACGTAGTCAGAACCAATCTATCGTCGTTCTGGATATTTCCTCGGTTGCTGGAAAGACTTCGCCAGTCGCCCAGTACGAATCTGTATGCGGGTATCTTTCTGAAGGACAAGTCTATCTCAGGAGCTGGCATCTGCATGACACGTGACGTAGCTGAGAAACTCCTTCATCGCAAGTCAATTGTCTTCCAACGCGGCGATGGCTACTACGAATGGGACGACGTCTCGTTCGGGCGCGCTCTTTTGGCTGACACACCCCCGACTCATTTTGGGCGATTTGATTTACACACCCCCTCTGCAGTTGAAACGCATATAAAAGAGCTTCCATCTGATTACTTCCACATTCGCGTCCGTCAGAACAGACATGTAGACAGGATACATGAGGGTGAAATGATGCGAAAGTTGGTTGATATCTTTTATACGTGAACGTTGAGCGTATGGTATATCTCAACGATTTCCTTGGAAAGAGTAATGACATCTATCTGGGGTCCGTTAGGATGGATGACGCTCCACTCAATGGCATCCTTGTATCCAGATGAACCAACTGAGGCAGAGAAGGTGCTTATGAACACGTGGCTAGACCTGTTCGCAGGTACCATCACATGCCCATCCTGCCAAGGGCACTTCCAGGAAGAACTGCAGGCGTACAAATCGCGGTTTCCCCGACTTCTTGAGTCGCGAACATCGTTCTTGTTGTTTTCCTTCCGGGTTCACAACTCGGTTAACCATCGGTTGAACAAGCCCGTTCAGTCAACTGTAGCCGCGTGTTTTGAGGTGTTGCAAAACAACATCAAGACACAGACTGCAACTCAGTATCGTCAGGCATACTACGCACACATTACACGCCACTGGAGGATCATGCAAGACGCGTCGGGCATTGCTGCTCTTCGCAAGATTGCGGAACTGAACAAGATTGAGGCTTCCTACGCGGCAGCCCGTTCAGATGACTTTAGCGACCTCATCCCCGAAGGGCTGACGTTCTTGGGGCAGATCCAGTTGCCACCCGATGGCATCCAGCCGAGGTCAATGATGCCGCTTCCGCCGCCTCCAACCCAGAAGCTGGGAATCTCGGGAGGACGATTTCGGTTACGGAGGTAAGTGGGTACACGGGATGCCAAGGCACCGAAATGTATGGGTCCGTCTCCCAGGCAAACCGCTTCATCCATGAGTACCGAGTGTCCTTGGATTCATCGTACATCTCATCAGGGTACTTGACGCGACGCCTGGCTGTCTTCAGGGACGCTTGGGGTAGAATACACTGCAGTTGGTTGGTCACGTGGAATGGGGGTGTCGGGTAGTCCCATTTCATCGTATACGGCTTCGGAGAGAAATCAAGCAATGTTTGAATCAACGGTGCTTCTGCGTACGGATACACCCAACACCAATCGGGAACGCGAGATGTAGTAAAGTACTCATATGTCCACATGAAGGACTTCCAAAACGCCTCACACACAGGTTCCCAATTCACGACACCGTCCATGAGCTGGGCGCCCACCTGGGCTTCAAGCATATGTCCGTCAACTGACCCCATCCCTGGCTTGCGGCGCTCGGACAGTACCTTGGACTCGATCGGTCCAGCCTGTTCCAGTGTGTATTTCAACGCACGGGAATGTCCCTCCTCCCGAAGAGAGTAGAAAGCCAGCGTAGGCATAAAGTCGTTGCCGAAACAGAGGATGGCTGTTTGAACGTAGGCATCCACTTCCATTGGAAGAGCTCCAACAAGAGCTCGGATGGAGAAAGCACTATCGTCTCGTAGTAGGTAGAGATCGCCCAGCGCGCGTTGCGCAAGTGCGATAAGCACCAGGTCGGCATCCAGACCATAGATGGCGATGCGCTTGCGAGAATCGGGTTCAAGGCTTCGTAACCACGAAAAAATCTTATGTTCCCCCTCGCCGTGCTCATCTGTCCCTGAGAACGTCACCAATGGGAAAGCCAGTCGCAGCTCACGCAATAACTCGATCATGTACGGAGTCTCAGGCGAGATTTGGTGCCGGTCAAATGCACCGACCTTCTCCGGCGTCTTGAACCTACGATACCGCTGCTGGACAATCTTTGCGTAGGGAACCAGCCCGTCAAACGCCACAAAGATCCGAGGACATGTGATGCGTCCCAGGTACTCTCGCAGTCCTCGCACAATACTTCCCACAGGGTCCATGTCATCAAGGACTGCGTGGATGAAGCAGTTAAAGTCAATGCCAAACGCATCGGCTTCAAACGTAGTGTAGTGCTGTTGTATTTGCTTGTTCTTGCGTAACAGACTGGCTACGTAGTACGGAATACCCATACTTTACTTCCAGCACCAGCTTGAAACCTTCTTCACCTCGGGAACCACCAGGTCGATCACAGCCTTCATCTCCTTCTGCGCAAAGTCCTTGACCGCCTCGGCTGCAGGTGCCTTGCCAGATGTCACCACCTCGATCGCATGGACAATGTGAGGCAGGACCTGAGTAGCAAAGAACGTCGCGGCGCTCTCGTCCTCAGACGTACCCGTGCGCTTGGCGATGGTAATAATCACCTGCTGGACAGCCTTCAGGCGCTGGTCGCCCGTCAGTGCCGTCATAGTGCACACGTGGGCGTAGATAGCCAGCGCCGTCGGCACGGGCTTCTTCCAGTCCACCACATTGTACATGCCCGCAATCTCCTCGGCTGTCTTTGTCACAACGTCGACGGGCGCGGGTCCCGTGGGTCCCGTGGGTCCCGTGGGTCCCGTCACGCTCACTGGTTCTGGAACGGCTGCTGTATCCGTGCTCATTTTGTTTCCTCTCCAGATTTCATCTGTAAGCCTTTCCGTGGTACCAATGTGGGTGGCTGGATACGCACGGGTTCAATCATACCCACAGACGAAGACAGGCGGGCAAGAGCAACGCGGGGGCGACGGCGACTGGTCTTCCTCTTCTTCTGACGGCGAGTGGAACGAGTCCGCATTGTTCTAAAAACGGATTTTAACGTGGCTCAACACAAGGATCATGTCGTCGTCCCCCCAACATGCCAAAATGTCTTGCCCTGACTGCTCCACTACCCTCGTCGTCCACTTCAAGCCCAACTGCAGCGCCTGCGAGAAGTATGTCTGTCCCAAGTGTCACTGGGGAACGCGCTACTTCTGCCCGCTCCGCGCTGAGCCCGAGACGCCATGTGACCGTTACTGCACCCATGTGACCCGAGTTGGTGATTCCATTGTCTGCCGTCAGCACGGACGCCGCCACGACGACCTCATTTGTGGACGGCACTGTGGATGTCGCAGGAAGACCACCACCACTGAGTTCCACCCCGCACCGAAGGAGGACGAGCCCGAGGACCGTGTGGGATGCAAGACGTGCGGCGCCTACGACATCCCTCTCAAGGAGAACATGGAGCTCTACAGGACGTGGGGGTTTGTGTGTTCCGATTGCGCAGACGGGATTCTCGCTCGTAAGTAAATGTGGGAACTCATCCTCCTTGTTGTTGTCCTGCTGGCTATTGCTGCAATGACGTTCCTCCCGAACATTGGTGCCCTGACGGGTGGCAAGGTGTTTGACAATGCGCCTGCCAAGTGTGCATCCTGTCCCAAGCAGGCTGCAAGGGATGCCAATGATTTTCAATTAGATTCATAAATGAAGCGCCAATACCTTGTGTATGCCGCCGTTGCACTGGTGTTTCTGGCTGCCTACTTCTCTCGTGAAGGATTTGGTCCGACAACTGACATCAATATGGGGCTGGATCCAGCGCCGTATGGAGTCATGGAAGAGACGGTGACATGTGGAGACAAGACCCGAGCAAAGAAGGATCAGTGCTCTCTGGACACGCAGAACAGCGGTCCAACCTACTTGCCGTATTAACACAAATTGTACGTGCCGAGCGTCGTCGCGACATTGACCGGAGCCTGACGCAAAAGCACCTTGCGATTGAAGTACTTTGCATCAAAGAACTCCTTCACTGCCTCCTCGACCACGTCGGGGTCAAAGTCCTTGCAGGAGAACACATCCAGATACATGGAGTTGTTCTCTTCCACAAAGTGAGCTGTGATGTTGGAGGTCTCAATCAACTGGACCAGCGTGTAGCCCTTCTTGCTTCCCGAACCGAACATCACGACCTGCGGGTCACCGAACGGTACCATGTCAATGCGCTTGACCAGCGAACGAGCAAAGCCATCGACAACCTTCGGACAACCAATCATCTTCGGAGAACAGCCCGCCGCGTCGAGAATCAGATGCTTGCCCCAGGTGCGAAGGACGGTCGGCACTGCCATATGTGTATACTCTTTGTCTCATGTTTAAATAATGAAGAACGGCGGTATCAACGCCTTACCCAAAGTTGAAGGATACATTGCGAGTCTCACCATCAACTTGGTCGTTCTGGGATTGTTCAATGCAGCCCTCGGATTCTTTGTGTCGTACGGAATCGGTCTGCTCTTCCCTGACTTTACGGACGAGTGGAAGAAGGAACCTGCGTGGATTCAATGGTCGGATGTGATTGCGGAAATCTCCCTCCTGGTCATCGCAGCCTTCTGGGTGACGTATTTGGTGCGGTTCATCATTCCGATTGTGCCGCTGAGACCGTCGCTCGAGCACTACATTGAGCAGTACGGTAGTAACTTCATGTTCCTCTATGCAATCTTCATCTTCTTTGATGACCTGTCAGACAAGATGCTCTTTCTGTTCAGGGGCGAACCCAAACCTACTGCTTGAATTTCTTCATGACCTTCGAGGCTGCATTGGCCAGATTACTA